TATATTCGCCAGTTTCTGGATCAATATAAGGAACTTTTTTAACTTGAGCTATAATTCGTTTCATATAAGCATCAACTTCATTAGGAGCAATATTACCTACATCTACTTTAAAAATACGACGTTCAGGAGCCCGCATAATACGATGAATAAGCATCGCATCTTCCATTAAAATTAATTGCTTCCATACTCTACGAGCACCTTCAACCATTGAATTATGAACAACGATTCCATTAGCTATAAAATTATGTAAATCATTATCTATTTGAATATCATATACATCAGCTTTACCTATATGAGTAATATTTCTAATTTTTTCTACAGCATATGTATCATTTTTAATATTAAAATCTCTGGATTGTTCTCTAATTGTAAATAAATACATTCTTTTATTATTACCCTTAGCTGACCACATTTTAGTAACAGAAAATCCTGATTGTAATGCTATTTCTCTTAATGAGTCCATCATGTTTTCATTGATAGTTCCAAGTTGCCATGAATATTCATTCAAGTCACAACCATCAGCATCAGCAAATCCTTTAATGAATTCTTTTTTATGATGAATATCTAATTTCCATGCCCAATTAGGAACTATTTTATTTGATGAACCAGTTTTAAAATCAAGTTGTAATAATAATTTATATAAATAAACAGAATTAATAATACAAGAAGAGTTTGATTCTAATTTATTCGTAAATCGATGACTAATATTACATTTATTCATAAAATCAATATATTTTTTACTTTTATCCAGTCTATCACCGACTGAAAAACAAACAGTTTTATTTGATTTATCCAACCAACCATCTCCCAACATAAAACCAAAAAAACGAACAAATTCTTTAAAATTATCTTTTAATAACGTTTCATCAATAATTTGAAGTTTAGTATCATATTTCCATGTTTTAGTTTCTTTAACAACCAATTTTGGTAATTTATTATTATTATCAATAAACGGTAATATTATTTCGTCTTTTATAGTCATATCTTTCACTGTTTTATACGAACCGTCACTAATCATAAATGGGTGATTATCAGTGGCTTTAATTTTTCTATGAGCTGTTTTTATTTCATATACATCTTTATATCCGGAATAAATATGTTTTTTAACTTTAGATTTAATTGTCCGTTGATTTTTATAATCAAATGAATATACAACATCACCTTCAATTACATCTTTAAGTTCTTTGACTCCATGTACTGTCCATATTTTACTATCACCAGTTAAACATTTACCATACGGCAACCAGTTTGAATCAGTTAATAAACGAAAATGGGCAACTTCAAAGTTTTCTAATACACCCTTTCCACCGCCGCCTTCCATATAAAACCTAACTACGTTTGGTTTTTTTGGGTCTTCGCCTTCGACTCGTTTTACTTCATATACTGGTAAAGGTATAACATTCGTTATTCCATATCCTTCAGCGAGATCTAATTTGAGAAAATAATCTCCATATTTAGCCATTCCTCGAACCCATGTTGGAAGTGTAAATTCAATATTTAATATTTCATAAAAAAGATTTTCTAATACTTCTCTAACTTTTTTACTTCCAGCTCGCACTCTAAGTATTTCACCAGTTTCATTTCGCATTGTCGTTTCTTCAGAATATATATCAAGCGCTGATGATATAATAGCATCTGTGTCCATCACTTCATAGTCACGAAATAATTGAAGGCGCTGAGATTCCATTCCATACAATGCTTGTTGAGATGATAACCGATAATTGAGTGTAGAATACATTCGAGTAAACCGGTCATTTTGTGCTGACGTTCCAAATTTCTGAATCGAATCCACATCAATAACTTTTAATTGCCGGCCACCAATGTTTCTAACTACTACATCAGCTGAAAATAATTTCTTTAATTGCCTATATACCGTTGATTCCGCCATATTTACCTCTTGTTTGTTCTACTTTAATATAAATATATATTTTTTATATTGTTATTGATTTTGTGCCAGCTTTCGGCTTGAAATTTTGTTTTTTCATCACTGTCACAATAATAAACTCCAAAATGTCATTCTTTTCTTTTAATACCCCAACAAGATTCAAATTCGTTTTTGTATCTTTTATGAGAATATAATCTCCAATATTTATGTCGTCTGCTAATAAATCACGACTTATTGGTTCTATTGCCCGCTGTGCTACAGCAAGAATCTCCGTGTCTGTAATTTCTTCATTATCTCTAAATTGACGTTCTCCAGCATGTTTTGTCTTATCAAGCTCTATCGTTATATTTATCTTACGAGATACTTTTCCAATTGTCTTTTCTATAAGTGGTTTTAATTTTATCATTTCAATTCCTGTAATACTTCCCGCACAACTCCACGAACAATTTCTTGTAATTTAGCATTTGTTTTTTCATTCTTCATAATATTTTTTTCATTATCATCTTTCAATATCACAGCATACTTTTGCCAATCTATTGGAAGTATTATTGATTTATTCTTAGGTTCATGTTTTAATACCCCAATTCCTTTGGGAGTAAAAAGAAGAAATTTATTAGTTTTTGTCATTTTACCAATTATTCCCTTTCCACTCAAAAACGACTTTGCTAATGTTTTCTTTTGATCTGTAGGAATAGGCATTTTTTCTATTCGAAAATCAATTTGATTTATATTTCCACTATGATAATCTGCGTGTGGTAATTCAGTTATTAATTTCATATTTTCCCCCTAATATAATATTCTGTATGTCTTCCAGTGGTATATTAAATTCCTTTTGGAGTTTGTATTCTATTGGAGTCCGTTCAGGATCTTGTAAAACTTTGTCTAATTTAGTTTTAACTTTTTTAATTGTATTTTTTACTATTTTATCCATATTTTATCTCCTGTTTAACCCAAGCGATTTGCGTTTATTTAATGATATTCTTCGTTTACGATTTGCCTGGGCCTTTTTTGCTCGTCGTTTCTTAGCACCTTTTCGTTGCCCAATTTTCCGTGCCATTTTCTCTTTTGCGGGCATCTTTTTATATTTTCCGTCAACAATTTTATATCCAGGTCGTGAAGCAAGTTTTTTCTTCTTTTTCTTATTTCGTACTACATAAACATATCGTGCCTCCTCTAAAATTTCAGGTATTTCATATGCTATTATATCCATCAATTTAATCATTATAAATATTCTCTTAAATTTATACTCTCTTTCCCAATTTTATGTTTCCATTGTCCATCAGCAACAACATCACCAGGACGATAAACAGCTTCAAATTGAGGAGATGTTCCTATTTTACTTAATATCATTTTAGTTAAGTCAATTCCTTCTTGTCGTAATTTTAATGCCGTATCTCTTACCCATAAAAGCATACCAAGTGCTATAACTAAATCATCATTCCTTCCACTTTGAGCTTGAGCTTTTCCATCTTTCCATATAAATGTTTGTAATTCATTTATCAAACGATGAGAATGAATTGTCATACTGGTTTCATTTTTTTCCATATTTATTTCTTCAAAATAATTTTCAATTTTGGATATGAGAAGTGGTCTGGTTCGTTGTGTCGTTCCAAATCCAGGTTTTAATTTTTTTTCTTGAGCACTAATTTTATTAGTAAGTTGACGTTGAACATCAACATATTGTAAATCACTCGATGAATAAAAAAGATTTTGATAATTTATATCAAGTAATTCTTGAACTGTATCCCAACCTATATTTTCACGCTCAACTATAATTAAAGCATTATTATATTCTATTCCGAGGGCTGCTAACAAACGACCATAATCACGAGTTCCTATATGACCTTTGTATTCGGCTACTTGTCGTAAATTTTCAATATCAAATAATTGACAGGCTGAATAATCACTACCGTCACCCCGACCAACGTCAGCAGCAATAACATATGTGCGTGAATAATCTGGGTATTCCCATATCCAAAGCCCCTTATCAATAGACCGTTTTTCCTCAGGTTCTTTAGCATATGTTTCTTTATAATACTGAAGAATAGACATATCAACTAAAGTATTCCCTGATGTTAAAAAGTCACAATCACATTCTTGTGCTGCCTTCCTGCTGCCCAAGTCTTTATCTTGTGCATCCCTCCAATCTTGCCCTCGTTCAGGATGTAACGACCAATGAAGTTTAATTGTATTAAAGTTATTCTCACCTTCTTCTGCCGCCATCCACATTGAATGAAACCAATTACCCATACCATTCGGTGTACTTAATATAACACAATCACCACCAGTTGCAAGAGTTTGCTGAGATGCCGTCCATATTTCTTCTATTTTATCAATAAAAGCCGCTTCGTCCACAATTAACAATGACAATGCTTCAGAACGAGCTCTCTCAGGTGCACTTGAAATAGCAACAACACGAGAACCATTTTTTAATACTAATGACATTTTATTATCTTCTGTCGCTTCAACTCTCACCCACGATGGAAGATTTTGATACATAATTCTAATTTTTGTAATTAAATTTTTAGCAACATCTTTTCCAGTAGCAATAACAAGTACCTGAAAATCAGCTTGAAATGTCATACGCCATAAAGCATAAGCCGCTGTTAATGTAGATAATCCTAACTGTCGAGATTTAAGAATAATATTATATCTATTATTCGTAAATTCATCTAAACACTTTTCTTGAAAAGGATATAAAATAAAAGGTATTTTGCCTTTTGTTGGATGCTGTATTAAACAATATTTCTTCATAAAATACTGAGAATTCCCAGCACATAATTTATACTGCTCAGCAATAATCTCTTTTAACGTTTTTTTCTTAACTATTGAATTTCCCATTATTTTTTCCAGTTCTTTATATTATGATGTAAATAACCCAATTATTAACATACCCACAACCACGCCACGCCAAATCCATATTTCAAAAGTTTTTTTCTTTACTTCCCATTTCATTATCTTAACTTGTTGTTGTTTTTTATCCAATTGTAAGCTTTTTTCTACTATTATACTGTCTACTAATAAATTTACATATCTAAGACTTGTTATTTCACCTTGAAATTCAGTTATACGACTTTCATATAATTTATTTAAATCAGTACATTCAGTTAATGATGAATC